GACACGGCCACATTCGGCACGGCAGACAAGATCGTGGCTGGCCTGAATTCGGTGCTGCCGCTCGACAAGCTGACAAATCCCAACATCAAAAGCGTCTGGGAGACGGGCGATATCGCCGGTGCTTTCCGCAACAATCTGGCGCAGGAACAGCAGATTGCGTCGGCAGACCAGCGGCAAAATCCTATCGCGCGCGGGGCGGGGCAGATCGCCGGCGCGGTAGTGGGCCCCGTACCCGGCCGCAGCCTGCTCGCCTCTGGCGCGCGCGGGGTGGCCAAATCCGCCGTGAGGGCCGGCGCGGTTGGTATCCCACGCGCGCGAGCCATTGCTGGCGCGGCTCGCATCGCGGGCGAAGGGGCTATTCAGGGCGGGCTGCATGGCCTCGGCCAAGGCGACAGCACGTCGGTCGGCGATCGTGTGTCCGAAGCAGGCAATGAGGCGCTTCAAGGCGGTCTTGGGTCACTGATCGGCGCCGGAGTAGTGCGTGGTGTCGGCCGTGGTCTTTCGCCGGTGATTGATCCTGCCGTGGCGAAGCTTGCCCAAATGGGCGTCGTCATGACGCCTGGACAGCGCGCGGGGCGCGGCTTGGCGCAGTGGGTCGAGAATACCGGAGAAAGCATCCCAGGCCTTGGCGTCGTGATCCGGGGCGCAAAGCGCCGTGGCATCGAGCAATTCAATACCGGGGCGATAAACGAGGCCCTGAAGCCTTTGGGTGCCGTCCTTCCGAAAAAAGCAGAAGCGGGGCGCACTGCGATCGAGGCGGCGCAAGAGATTATCGGCAACAATTACGACGACGCGTTGAGCCGCGTTCGTGCTCCTGTTGATCAGGTCTTCCAGAGCGATCTGGCGGCGACAGCAGCTAATGCAGCCAGTCTTCCGCCTGAGGCGGCGCAATCGTTCGACTATATCATGTCGAATAAGATCGCGCCCCTCCTGCAAGGCGGCACACTGGATGGCGCTGGCTTACAGGATGTCACGCGGACCCTTCAGCGTTTGGCCGCAGAGGCGCGGAAGAAGCCGGTCGAAGGTGAGTTTCTGGCCGACCAGCTGAGCGCTGTCCGCCAGCACTTCCTCGATCTGGCGGGGCGCTATTCACCCGAGGGCACAGATGGGTTTCTGCGTGCCAACCAGGCTGAAGCCAATATGAGCCGGATCTACGATGCTGCCAGCAAAGCGCACGGAGACGGCGTTTTCACGCCACAGCAGCTTTCGGCCGCGACAGCGAAACGTGGGTACGGCACCACGGCCAAGAGTGCTGCGGCGGGGAATGCGCGCCTTCAGGATATCGCTGATGCGGCCAAGTCGGTCTTGCCGAACAATGTCCCGAACAGCGGGACAGCAGAGCGCGGGGCACTTCTTGCCGGCGGCGGGGCCGCTGCATCCGGAGGGCTTGGCGCCCTTCTCAACCCACTGCTTGCATTGCCGGCCGCTGGCGCCGCGCCATACATCCCCGGCGTTGATCGTGCGCTACAAGCGTTTGCGCTTCGCGGCCAAGGCAAAATTCCGAAGGCGCTTGCCGATCAGATACGGAAGCGCGCTTACGTCGGCGGGATGATCGGGGCGCCGGTTGCGCTCAACGTAGGAGAGTGACCATTTCCGCCAAATAGCTGCGACTGCCGCCCCGGTTGCAACAACGGCGCCCTTGAGCGCCATGATCGTCATCATCTCTGCCATCCCCACCACCTACCACGTTGCGCATCCAATCCAAATAGGCTAATCTGATCGAACACGCGGGCACCACCCGCTTCGTCTGACGCCGACGTAAAGGCGCTCTGCGGAAGGCCGCCGCTCCGGCCCTCTTGGACAGCGGAGCGCGCACGTGAGCGGCGTATACGATTATAGCGAAACCCCATCCAGCAACACGTCGATCAATGGCATCGACATTGGGGAAGGCTGCGCGGCGGGCAACTTGAACAATGCGCAGCGCCAGATGATGGCGGATATCGCATCGTTCATCGCCAACGCTATTCTGGATCAGGTCACCTCGAACGGCAGGATTGGCCGGGACGGCAATTTATACCTCGACCTGTATCTGTCGAACCCGATCCTCAATTTCGACGTGAACGACTACCTGCTGTTCGACCGCACCAGCAATACGCTAGCTGCATTCGTCGGCGGGACTCAGATTTTTGCGGCGAACCTGTCCGCCTTCAACGTGCTGCGCCCGCTTCAGCAGAACGGCAACCAGGTCTGGCACGCCGCGAACCTGACCAACGTAAGCCAACTTGCCAATGACGCGGGATACATGCCCGCGACTGGCGGAACGTTCACCGGCGGCATCAGCGCGCCCGGTGTAACCACGCCAACGGTGACGCTTGCGGGCGGCATCGCCGTGTCCAGCAGCGGCGGCAAGGCCGTCATTCTGGTGGGGGGCAGTCCGGTCGCATCGGTGGACAGCGCCGGCAATTTGCGGGTGCTTGGCAACGTCACCGCCAGCGCAGGTACATTATGACGCTGCCCGCATCCGGCCCCATTAGCTTGACGCAGATCGCTGCGGAGTTCGGCCTTCCGGCCAACAGCGCGTTCCCGGCTGCGTTCTATGGTAAGGGCGGGGCGCCAGCTTCCGGCCCCCTGTCGTTCGCCGACTTCTACGGTCGATCGGCGTTCACACTGAGTAAGGCCCCCTCCAGTATCGCCGTATCTGGCTTCAGCCAGTCTCAGACGTGCGTCGTGACCTCGACCATCGGCACGACCTTCACATTCTCCGGGACCACCGTGCGCTGCACGGCCAGTCAAACCGATAGCACGCATGCGAGCGTCACGGTCACCACGCCTGCCGGCGGAAACGGTAGCGTCAGCGGGACTGTGCGTGTAACCGCCAGCAACGGCGACTTCCTAGATGTTGACTTCAACGCCGATTGGGGATCGTCCTGATGGCCGAATATTCGAATGATGTAATAGACCAGTATGGGCGGCCAATAATCGGCGCGCTCGTTACTGCGGTGCAAGGCGGCATGGCAATCGCCACCGCAAATACCGATGGGCTTGGGCAATTCACGATCATCGCGCCTGATGGCATTTACACGCTTCAGGTTCGTATCAATGGCTCGTTGGTGCTGGAATACGACAACGTAGCGATTGGCGCGGTCGTGCCTGTGCTCGCGCCTATCATCATATCCGGCCCCACCACCCCCATCGCCGGCTCGATCATGAAGATCGACTACCTCTCGCAGGGAACGACGCCGCTGCCGCCCGAGGCGGGGATCTGGGCCGGCCCGACCTATTCGCATGTCGGTGAGAGCTGGGACTTCACCTCGACCGATGGCTCGGGCGCCGATGCCCCGGCGTTCGCGCGCCTGACCCGGGCGGTAAACGACAGCTCGACGGCAGACGTCGTGGCGCTAGGCGGTATCACGCTGGTCAAGGCCTCCAACGGTCGCGGCTTCGGCGCGAACATCATCGCGCGGACGTCAGGCACCGGGATTACCGACGTCCATCTGGTCGGGCAGGAAATCGATTGGGTGGTGGCGGCCGGAGACACGGTCGCCAATACGTCGGGCGCGCTAGCGATCAACGCATTCGGTGCAGCATGCCCCTTTGCGATCCAGTTCGGCGGTACGGCATTCGGTGGCAGCTACGTCAACCTGTTCCTGATCTCGTCTGACATTTCCGGCGCCGTCATCGCGCCTGGCACCGGCTCGATCGGCTCCATCATCGACACGGGCGCGGCAACCTATGGCTCCGGCACGCCGATCAAGATGCGCAACACGCATCGGATCAATTTCTACAACGCCGCCAATTCGGCGCAGCACTCGGTCTATTCGGATGCCTCTGGCAATCTGCGTATCCAGAACGGCGGCGCCGGGACCATTGTCGCATTCCGCAACGCCGCCGACGATACGTCCACCTTCACGGTCGACGATGTCGGTAACGTCAATGCGAACAGCCAGTATCGGGTTGGCGGCACGAAGGTTGTCGGCGCGCGCGGGGCGGCGGTCACGGCGCCCGCCGGCGGGGCGACGATCGACACCCAGGCCCGTACCGCGATTAACGACCTGATTTCGCGGCTCCAGGCGCATGGTTTGATTTCTTAGGAGGAAATGATGTTCTGTAAGCTTTTGGCATTCCTGATCGAGCACGCGCCGACCGAAGCCCTGCGCGCGAAGCTTCGGGCGATCTATGACGAGCATTGCGGCACCGTCACCGCGAACGACGGCGGCGGCGGTGGCAACGGCCCTCCGCCGAAGTGATCCATGTACCAGCCGAACATCATCTATGGAGCGATTGTCGCCGGGGCCGCTGTGGCTTCGGCGGCATCCGCGCGTGAGGACCGCCGGCCGGCTCTGATAGTCACGGCCGGCCTCGCTGCATCCTGGCTGATCTTCGTTACGTCGTGGGCGCCTTGGTCGGCCGCGATGATGCTTTCGGCCTATGTCGTGGACACCGACAGCGTCGATATCTGGGCAATGTGCAACTGCCTCAACGGGTTGCTGGTGCTCTACGTCGCCCGTCATCTCTGGTGGGGCGCACTAATGTTCGGATTGCTCCTAAATGGTTGCTTTGCCGACGTCTTATGGTGGGCAAATCTGATATCTTGGGGGGCGTTCAAACAGGCGATCGATCTCATCTTCAAAGGGGAGATGGCGGTCCTCTACTCGCTGGGGGGATGGAATGCCGCCGCCATTCTGGTTCGCCGTTATGCTCTTCGGCGGGATCTTCGCCGTTCGGTACGTGCAGCATCTAAACCGTCGTCGGTAAATCATGGCTGAGGAGGTATTCGCCCTCCTCAGAAATGGATGGACGCCCGGCGGCGTAGGTATCTGGGTTCTGGTGCTGATGACCGGCGTCGGGCTGTGGAAGGGTCTGCCCGCCATGCTCGACGCGTGGACCCGCCGCGCCGATGCCGAGGCAATCCGGATCGACAACGAGTTCAAGCGGCTGGAACGCCATATTGAGGCTGGCGAGAGGCGCCACTCCGAGTGCGAGGAGCGCTGCAAGGCCCTTCAGGATACCGTCGCCGGCCTATCGCGCCAGATGCGCCAGATGCAGCTCAGCGCCGTCAGGCTGGGGGCCGATGAGCCTCCTACCATTACCGCGACCCTCATTGCCGAGCTTGACCGCTTGCCGAGTGGAGATTTCAGGACATGATGACCCCGCTCGCCTTCGCGCGCGACTATATCACCCGCTGGGAAGGCGGCCTGTCGCTCGATCCGGAAGACAACGGAAACTGGACAGGCGGCAAGAAAGGCGTCGGCGCGCTCGTCGGCTCCAACCGCGGCGTGACGGCGCAGGCTCTGGCTGCACACCGCAAAGTCGATGTGAGCGCGATCACCAAGGCGACCATGGCGGCGCTCACGCTGGACGAGGCGGGGCAAATCGCGCTTCTGGCCTATTTCTACGCGCCGAAGCTAGACAAGCTGCCGTGGAACCAGTGGACCGCAAGCATCTTCGATATGGGCTGGGGCGCTGGGCCGGGTCAGTCGATCAAGCTGCTGCAGCGGCAGATCGGCGTCGCCGATGACGGCAAGCTCGGGCCGATGACGATCACGGCGGCGGGCGCCTATCTCGCCAAGCATGGGCTTGAGGCCTGCGCCTGGCAGTGGGCGTTCATCCGCGCGCGCTTCTACGTCTCGCTCAAGCAATGGCCGTACATGGCCGGCTGGACCAACCGCACCGCCTATTTCACGCCGGCCGATAACGATGGCTGGTGGGGGAGGTTCGCGGCATGAAGATACTCTCCCGCCCGTTACAGCCCCTCGCACTACGCGACTGGATCGGAATCTTCCTGATCAGCGCCTTCATCGGCGTGCTGATGGCGCTGCTATTCAAGGATATCCCGAAGCCGAATGAACAGCTCATCGTCTATATGCTGGGCCAGCTCTCCGGTTTCGTGGGGACCGTGATTGGCTATCACTACGTCACCAGCGTGCAGGACGCTGCCAAGACGGAAAACACCGGGAAGATGGCCGACACGATGAAGGCGATCGTGCAGCAACAGGGCGGTGAAGTGCGCCCCGATGTCATGTTGGCGCCCGGCGAGACGGCGCAGGCGGAGAAGGAGGCATGATGTTCCTCGCCTCACTCAAGACGGCGCAGTTCTGGCTGAAGGGCGCCCCCTACCTCGCAATCGCCGCGGCAGTGCTGGCCGGCTGGCTCTACGTGAGCGGACTGCAGGCGACCGTGAAAGAGCAGCGCGGGCAGATGTACGATCTCAGCGTACAACTGAAAACCGAAACCGCAGCCCGCCAGCGCGACGTCGCCGGCCTAACCATCCTCTCGAGCGGATTGGTGGCCGCGTCCTCCGCCAAGCAGAAGGACCAGGAGGCCCTATCCAATGCGATCGATGTTCAGCACCCGCAGCCTGTTAGCGCTGGCCTGTCTCGCCTCATTGAGTGCCTGCGCGCCAACGATCAGGCCCGGGAATGTGCCCCCTCCGCCGGCACTGGTGGAAGCGTTGCCACCCCAGCCGGAAGCACCCGTTGAGGTCACCGACGCCAGCGTAGGCGCGTGGATCGTGGCGCTGCGCGATTATGGGCGGAATGTGGCTGCGCGGTATGAGGCGCTGCGGGCTTGGGCGGTGAAGTAGCTGCGGCGGTTGGCCTTGAACCAACATCGGAAGGTCGCCGGCCGGCCCCCTCACGCCGCAGCTATTCATGACGCCTTGCAAGTTGGGACAATACGACGTCCCGCGCCACGCACCCCTATACCCGATCGCGGGTCGGGAGGGAATCGGGTTTCGCGATGGTGGCGAGCATGGCGCGGGCTTCACGCTTCCTCGCTCTGAATGCGTTGGTTCGCTGCGTCTGGCATGTGATGCATGTTCGAGCGCCATCTTTGCGAACGTAAGTGTTTTGCGGCGTAAATGCGTGCCCATTTTTACAGACGAATGGCCGATATCCCCATGGTTTTTTGGGCCGCTTTATCGCCATGCAAGCCTTGCAAACCCGGAGGTCTCTATTCCCCCAGGACTTCACATTATCCCCAGAAAGCGGATGGCCCAACCTGCAGTGCGTTTTCGCCGCGTTCCGCGCTGCTGGACTAATACCCCGGAGAACATTTTCGCGATTGGTAACCGGCTCTAAGTGATCCGGATTGCAACAGGATCTGTTACGGCACAGATGATCCATAACCAAATCCGGCGGCACTTCACCTTTGACTAATTGATAGGCCACCCGATGTGCTGGGGCGCTTGTTCGTTTGCCAATATAGAACTGGCCGTAACCACCTCCACGCAAGCCTCCGAGCCAAGGCCAACACTCATTGAGTGCGCGCCGATCGACCTTAGCCCAGAAACGCTCGCTAAAATCAACCAGCCTCGCGCGCATGTCACTTATAGCGGGCATGTCACCCATCCCCCTCGTCCGTTTGGCCGCTGAATAACAACATGCCCGTCTTGCCCATAGACCATGGCGTAGTGCTTGATCTCAGCGAGCGCAGTCGGGCCTTCCGCTGACGCCACTACCAAGCCGTCCTGCTTCAGACGGAATCGCTGCCACTCACTCTGCATCTTGGTTGCTCCCGGATAGGGCGGTGAAGCTAGGATTTACGAAGCGGCGCCACGACACCATGCGCACCTCACGGCAGACGATCCAATCCTTTTTCCGGCTGTTGATCGGGCAGTAGGGCGCAATGATAGCGTTTTCCCGATCGCGCAGGAATGCCTTTAGACGGTGTCTCATGCCTTCACCTCGGTTGCTTGGGGGGAGTTTAGCGGATCGACCTGTGCGCACGACGCAATCTTGTCGGCGAAGATAACGAATGTGTTCCGCCCGTCAGTGCCTTGGGGGTAGTGGCCCGCGAACCGGCGCGCCTCGCGTTCCAGATAGGCAAGCTTCTCGCGCAGTTCTGCCACTTCGGCGGTCAGGATAGCGTTGGCTTCGCGCTCGCTGTCGAGCGTCTGGGTAGCCTCCCAATACTTGCGGGCCTTCACCCTGTGCGACGCGATCTCGGACTCAAGGCTCCTGTTGAGGGTCCGCAGCGCGCCGTTCTGCCGGCGTAGGCCGTCTATGGTGTCGGGGACGGGTGCAGATTCTACGCTCATAGCGGCACCTGATCTTCGATCAGCTTTCCGTCCGGCAGCGGGGTCCACCAAAGATGGCGCTCGTCCGCTTCATCAAAAGGCCACCCGCCGACGTTTGAATGAGTTGTGCCGATCTCATCGCCGAATTGATTGTACAGACGAGCGGCCACCTGAAATCCTAGGCACAACGGGGACCCGAGGTAGGGATGCTCGCGGACGGGGATACGCCACCAAAGCACGTCGCCATGGTCCTCCTGCCAATCGCAATATGGGCGTGGTCGGGTTAGGTCATTCATAGCGGCCTCCTGCTGCCAAGTGGGCAGAAATGTGGGCACTTTGCTCACAATAGGAGGATGGTTCGAATCCCACCCTCTCCGCCAACCATTGTTTACTACCGTCCACCGGGGGCTGCCACAAGCGGCCCCCGGAAGGAGATGCGTCCATTACTGACCATTGATGCCTACCCGCGACTAGGCTCATACGGTGGGCAGGCCGTGGGGAGCGAATCAGACTGTGGGCAGATTGACGGTCAAGAAGGTCGAATCGTTGACCGAGCCGGGGCGGTATTCCGATGATGACGGCTCCGGCTTTCACGTCCGCGTCACACCCGATGGCGGAAAATATTACGTCCTGCGCGCGACCACGGGAGGCAAGCGCAAAGACATATCGATCGGATCGGCTAAGCGGATCACGCTGGGGGTTGCCCGTGAGAAGGCGCGCAAGCTGAGGGAGGAACTGGACGCTACCGGCGACATCGCGCTCCATGTGCCCACTTTCGCCGAGGCGGTCGTTTCTGCCCACAAGTCGCGCACGGCCGGGTTCAAGAACGAAAAGCATGTGGCGCAGTGGCGATCGACGCTCGAGACTTACGCGGTGCCGTCGATCGGCAGCAAGCCCGTGGACAAGGTGGAGCGTGGCGACGTGGTCCGTATCCTCGAGCCGATATGGCTGACCAAGCCGGAAACCGCTGACCGGGTCTTGCAGCGCATCGATCGGGTAACGCGCTGGGCTGTCGGCCATGGATACAGGAAAGACCGGATCGACACGGCGCTGGTGCGCGATGCCCTTCCGCCACGGAAGCGGCGCCGGGCCGATATCAAGCGGATGGCATCGGTCCCGTGGCAAGACGCGCCGGCATTCTGGGCGAGCATACCGCTCAGCCGCAGCGCCCCGCAGATCCGCCTTGGCCTTTCGCTGTTGATCCTCACAGCGGTTCGCCCCGGCAACATTGCTACCGCGCGGCGCTCTCAATTCGATCTGGATGGCGCGACCTGGATAATACCGGCCAGCGAGACGAAGACTGCCGAGGTGCTTAGGGTGCCGCTCTCTCAGCCAGCCATTCGCATAGCACGGGCGATGATGGCCGATAGCGACGAAGATCTGCTGTTCGCGGTGTATGGCGAGCAGATCAGCCCCGACACATTGCGCATGATGATGCGCCGCCTCAACCGGACTGAGACACCGCACGGCTTTCGCTCGACCTTCAAGGAGTGGTCGCGCGCTCATGGCTGGGCCGATCATCTGAGTGAGGCTGCCTTGGGTCATGCCGATCCTAACGAGGTGCGCGCGGCTTATGCGAGGTCTGACCTTCTGGAGGAGCGCCGTCCGATGATGGCGGATTGGGCTTCATTCCTTGGAGGGTCAGGGACCACGCCATGAGCGATTCGACCGGCACGAGGGTACGCCGGCCATGCTTGACCGCTCGCACGTCGCCAGAATTGAGCAGCTTGTAGAAGGATGCGCGGCATAGGCTGAGCATGCGCGCGCCATCTGCGACGCTCACCAAGATAGGCTCCATTTTCTCGCTCACTCGCCACCCCCATCCCGAGAGAGGGCTTGGGCGAGGATCATGGCCATCGTCGCCTTGGTCGAGTCCCACGAGATCGTGTGATCGACAGCCTCTTCGTCGCCGAACTCATCGTATCGGATGATGCGCTCTTTCACCTCACCGATGTACGCCGCTTTAGTGTCCGCGCTCGGGGTCAGGGCGGCAATCAGCCGATCCCGCTCGGCCTCTGCTGCGGTGGCGCGGGCTTCGGCTGCGGTTAGCGCGTTCAAGGTGCAAACGTCCGCAGACGATGTCGCGCATACCCGGATGCTGCCGAGCAGAGCATCCCGCTCCCTCTCCGCCTCCGCCAGCGCCGCAGCGAGGGTTTCGATGGTGGTGGCGGCCCGGCGAACTTCTGTCTCGATGGCCTCAAACATGGCCATCAGCGCGACAGCCTTTGCCCGATCGGACCGACCCGCCGCACGCAGCAGCCGCCATACCCCTATGTCGTCTGGTATCGCATCGGCGACTCCCCTCAGCCGCCCAACCAGCTCTGCGGTAGCGGTCACGACCAATTCCTTTCGAGGCGCTGCCACATTGCTTCCGGAACGTGCGGGCGAATGACGGCGCGGAAATCGGGCTGCTCGGATTTGTACCGACGCCAGTGGTGTCCGCCGGGCGTCGCAGCTTCGACGTTGGCAATCCGATCCGCCAGCTTCACCAGCGCCGCCGGCGGATGCTCGGCTATGCGGCGATAGATGCAGGCGACACGATCGCGGCGTTCCTCACCCTCGCCAGTGCAGGCATAGACGATCCGCAGCACGTCTTCGCCGAACAGGTCCAAGATCTGATCGGACGTGGCGGCGGTATCCTCCAGCACGTCGTGCAGGAAGGCAGCCTTCCACTGCGCGTTCGTGCAACCGAAATCCCGTGCGACCGAGACAACGGCAAACAGGTGCACTCCGTAGGGCTCACCACCGTAAAGCTGGTTTCCGTGCGCCTTGATCGCGAAGTCCCGCGCCTCCCAGATCTCCCCCGCGATCACGCCTGACCCCCGGCGCGGGCGCGGATCTCAGCCCAACGCGCCTTTTCCGCTTCGGTACGGCGATACAGCACAGGCCGAGAGGGGTAGAGATCACCGTCAGCGGCGATCCACCATGATCCGTCTGGCCATTCCCCTTGGTAATGCGCCTTGTGAATGCCGGTGCTGCCCGCCTCGATCGCGTCGAACTCGCTGCCATCCTTTGGGCAATAGATCGGGTCGTTCCAGCCGAGTTGCTTGAGCCGATTGTAGGCAGCGTTCAGGATGCGAATGGCGTCCTGCTCGGTCGGCATCATGTCCGCGAAGAACGCATCGCGCGCGCCGAAAGCGTCAGTCGATCGGTTCCACTGCTCTTCGTTCACATGGGTGACGCCGCACTTGTGGCCAGCCGGAACGCTTTCAACAACAGCAGCGGTGCATGCCCGCTCAAGTTCATGGATGGCAGGCATAATCCGCCCCGCCAGTTCAAGCATCTGCATCACCGTTTCCTTCGATAAGCTGGAGCGATGCTGGCGGAGATGGGATGAAAGCGACCGTCCACGCCTTCACAGCCGTAGCCGATCCGGGAATAGGATTGCCGGTGCCCCATAGCGTCCAGACGCGGGTGCCATCGGTGGCCCACACGACCGTGCCAGCCGGGGTTGGCTCGCTCGGTGGCCGCCAATCAGTCGCATTTGTCGGTACCATCTGAGCCGCCGGCCATGCGCGTTTCGCTGCTTCTATCTCAGCCTCGATCGCTCGCGTTTCCTCGGCGACGTAGCGGAGCAATTCGACGGACCGGCGCGCTAGCTCGCGCATTCGTTCATCAAGCATCACCGTTTCCTTTCAGGAGGTGGGCGAGTTCGTGGCCGCGCTGGGTGAAGACCGGATAGGCCACCCATGCCATACCAGTGCCCTCGACGCGTCGGACCAAGCCCTTGCGTTTCAGCGCGCGGCAAACGGCGAGACTTCCCTCGCCAGTTCGCATGCACGCACGTTGCTTTTCCGTCAGCCCCTCAGCGAGCGCGGTCAGGTCGGTCATGACACGGCTCCGATGCGAGGCATGACACTCAGATCGATTTCGCCGATGTGGCCGGCGTGGATCAGCGTATAGGCACGGCGGCCATGGGGTTTATTGCCCGCGTCACCGTTCTGGCGGCATCGCCCGAACACGCCAGCCACCACCCCGACTATGGCTGCGACTAGTTCGTCAGGCTCGCTCGCACCCTCACGCCACGGGCAGGCGATCAGATCGATATCGCGGGCAAGCGAGCCATGGACTGCGATTGCATAGCCGCAACTTCGGGCAACCTCGCGGATCGGCGGCAGAAGCTCTTCAAGCGCTGTTGCGATGAACGATGCTTCGGCGCGGCGCAGGGCGGCGGCTTGGTATATCCCGCCCATCCTATTCCTCCCCGGCGATTGGGGCGGGAGGGGTGGCGCGGATCATAGCCCGCACCAATTGTCTTCGCATGTCGCCGGCTCGGTATCGAGCGCCCTATCGAGCAGCGGATATTCGGGGACGCTGCCATTTGGCGGACGATACTTTCCGCGCTCGCTGTCGGCCCACCGCTTGACCTCGTGGATACCTTCGGCGCCGGCATACTTCGCCGGATTGAACATCGGCCGGCCAACCGCCGCCTCTAGGGCAGCGACGCGCGCAATATCGGCAGCCGAAGCCCGACGCAGATCAGCGCGGTTGCTGTTGATGCAGATGGCGCATTCGTCCGATCTGTGGGGCAGAAGTTCCAGCGGCGTTTTCGCCACCATCCCGTCCCGGTCGGCGTCGGAGAAGTCAATCAGCGGGTGCCACACATGCCGGCCATTGTCCTTTTCTGGCATGAAGGCGGGGTGGCCGGAACGGGCGGCACTTTCAGCACGGCGGACCCCGACGCACACCAGCGCACGATGATCCGGGTCGTTTTCCGTGACCCACTTTAGGAAGGGGCGCACCTTCAGCTCCTGAGTGCAGAATTTGACCAGCCGCGTTGGAAACATGCCGGCCACCGTGTGATTAAGAACGGACGCTTCAAAGCCGATCGAGGCGAGCCGAACGGCCTCCCAGCCCATGGATCGCACCCATGCTTCACCGACAGTGACGCGCGCGGCCCATGCGTCGGAAGACCAGCCGGTGTCCGAGTAAACGACCGACACATCCTTCAGCCCGTATTCGTGCATAAGCTGAAGCATGGCGATGCTGTCGTTACCGTAGGAGCAACGTGCAATGTATTTCGCCCCCATCACTTCGCGCCGTCGAGCTTGGCGAGGAGGGCGGCCTTGCGGACAGCGTCGCGCCATCTGCCCGGACTTAGGAAATCCATCGCTGAAATACCGAGCCGAGATGCCTGCTTACCCAAGTCCTCAGCGAACACGGCCTCCACCACCGCCCGGAATTCGGCCAGCACGTCGGGCGGGGAGAGGGCAAGGACGGCACTAGCGTAGTCTTGCGCTGCTACATTCAAATCGCTGCTGATACCTTCTTGGGAAGGAAGTGCCGCTAAGGCGCCTTGCAAAAAGGCGGCCTCCAACCTCTTCGCCTCGTCCCCCGCTTCGGCGGTGGAGCGGAGGGGAGCTTTGCAATCGCAGGCGTCGCAACGCTCATCGCCGGCAGGATCGACGGGGCAACCCTCGGCCGAACAACCCGAACAGGTGTCGGCCCATGCTTGCCGGCCCACTTCGATCGCGCCACCACATTTGCCGCAACGCGTCTCCCCCGCCGCAATCGGCAGCGCGCGGAGGGAGGCTTCAAACGTCGACTTGGTCGCGCGCGCCATCTCTTCGATTTCATCCGGAGAGTAGCATGCTCTGGCCATGCAGCACGTCGCCAAGGCACTTGCCGCCTTCACGGCTTCCTTGAGATTGCGCAGTTCATCGACCCGAACCATGGTCAACTCGTTGCCGTCGCAATCCTCGCGACCGGCTGACCAATCATCCACACCCTCGCCGGGATGCTGAAGGGCGGCGAGGTGCTTGGCGTAATCTGCCAGTTGTCGGCAGTGCGCTTCGTTCGGCCATTCTTGATGCCAGCGTTTCCGCAGCCATTCCCTTGCGGCAACAAATTCGGCATCCCGCGCCTGCTCAACAGCTACGGTGTCAGTCATGGTCATGCTCCTTGGGCGGCAAGGTGGGCTTGGGCAGCGGTGCACCGAGCACGAGGGCGATCGTGCGCTGCTGGAAGAGGACCTTGACCCGGTTGAGTTCGGAGAGGATTTGCTGATCGCCCTTCACCGCCCCGTCTCCGCTTTGGCGAGGGCGGTGGCGACGAGTGCTTCGACTTGGCGGTTTGCAGCGGTCAAGGCTTCGGTGATCCGGCGTGATCTCTCGTCTTCAGCCGCGCGCTTGCGCCGCCGAAATTCGCCATCGACACCAGCGATGCTGTCACGCACCCACTCGGCTGTTTCCTTTTCAGCGAACGAAGCGACGACGCTCAGCCTGTAGCACTGCTTCGGCCAAAACTCAGACTTGAACTTGACGAGGGAAGTCGTGAGCTTCTCGACCTGAGCCACTCTCACCACGACCTTTTCATCCAATCGATACAGCACCCATTCGCCAGGCTTGGGCTCCCGCCCCTGCGTCTCTGCGGTCATTGGGCGGGGCTCAGTTCGAGCTTGCGGGCGGTGGCTGCGTTGCGGACGCGCTTGCCGTCTGCGCCGTAGCTGTCGATCTGGTCAGCCTTGACGGTCATGAGGCCGTCGATCAGGTCGGGGTCGGTCAGCGCTTCGATTTGGGCGATGAGGGTATCAGCCGTCTCTTCGCTACCGATTGCCTGCTCCAGAGCGTCCAGCTTGCCGCCAGTCGGGCCGGCGCCATCGATGCGCGGAAACTCTTCGTCACCGCTGATCTCGTTGCGCCGTATGCTGTTGTAGCTGATCTGCAGGTTCGCCAGATCGACCGCGGTGAAATTCGCCGTCGCGCCCAACTTGGCCTCGATGCGCCGCTTGTCGATGCCGAGCTTGGCGAATGCCGTCAGGGCGTCGGCGATGCGCTTCGGTAGCGGCACCTCCGCGTTGCGCGTCTCCAGCGTGTTGCGGCACTCTTCGGACGCGGCCTGCACCAGATACTTCGGCAGGACCGCAAAGATGCACTCGCGCAGCCGGCGCGCGCCCATGTTGGCGTTGTTCTCGTAGATGTCGCGAACGTCCGTCAGCCGCTCCGCGCCGCCGCGCTTGTCGCGCAGATGGGGCACGATGAAAGTCAGGCTTGCGCGGGCGTTCGTTTCCAGATCCCAGGCGCGGGCGAGCATTTCCGAATGGCCAGCCTCGTCGTCGCGGTTCAGTTCCGAAATGGTGTAATCGATATTGCCCCAGCACCGAGCGAGTTCGCGGGCGAGGTGGATCGTCTCGCCGCTGACCGACTGGCCGCCACGCGGGAACTTGAAGAATGCGCTCTCGGCAACCTCGCGGGTGCGGCATGACTCCAGCGCCTCGTTCAGCGCGTTCGCCTTGTCGCGCGGGCGGTTAGCGGCGACTATCAGCGCGCCTTGCACCTCTGCGACGGCGCGGGACTGCTCGACCGTCGTTGCCTGCGACTTGCTGACACCGCGCGCATTGGCGGCTGATCCGAGAATATCGGCGGCGTTGCGCGGGCGCGTCTCAACTACTTGGCTAGCCATCGTTATTGCTCCAGGGTCTTGAGGTGAAGATAGACGCGGCGGCAGGCGGCGACGTCGATTAGGGCATCATGTGCGCCGTCCAGATCCTCATTGAAGAAGTGGCGGATGCACTCTTCGAGCTTGGGCGGCTTCGGCTTGTTGAACCCGGCTGCCAGCATCCGTTCGGTCGGCGGCAGGTTCACGATCGGGGTTGCCGCCTCCATCGTGCAGAACATTGGCTTGGTCATCACGCGCATCGCGCCATGCCGGCGGGCTATCGCGGCTTCCATGATGCCCTTGTCGAACTTGATGTTGTGCGCGACCGTGGTGTCAGCCAGCCGGTACATGTGGCCGAAAATATCGATCGCCATGGACGGCTCGACGCCGCGCGCCGCCGCGATCTCGGTCGTGATCCGATGCACATTGGATGCTTGCAGCGGGATCGGCACGTTGTTGTTGATGACGAGCGAAATGCTCATCACCTCTGCGCCATCGTCTTCGCACAGCATCGCCGCCAACTGGACGAGATGAGGTTGCCCAGGATGATCGACGGGTAGCCGTTCCTGAAAGAAGCCGGTCGTCTCGGTATCGAAAAAGAGGATCATGCCGCTTCTTTCACGCTGAAGCGCCGGTACGGCTTGCGGGTGACCGTATAGGTCGAGCCCTTCACCGTTGACGCTGTGAGATAAAACCCTTCGAGCTTGGCGCCATCGGCATCGCCCAAGCGCTCCAGCAGTTCGGCCTTGGCGGCTTCCTCATCTGCCTCAGCAGCCTTCCGGCGCTCCTTGGCTTCGAGATATTCCGCCGCCGCGATCGTGCCGCGGTTCCAGCGAGACAGGTCGATCAGGCCGCCGCCGCCTTCCGCGTAGACCTCGGAAATAACCGAGCCGTCGCGGCGATAGTCGGGCTTGGGAGCATCGCCGGCGGCGACACGCTGCCAGAACAGATCAACCCGCTTTTCGATGTCGGCATAGATCGCCGGCCGGAAATCGTACTGGAAGCGGCGCAACTCGTTACCGCCAACCAGAACGATCATGTCGCCCCAGACGCAGCCCGCGAGCCCCTGATAGGTCATGTTCTGCAGGAGGTAGGCCAGCGGTGGCTCATCGCCCCACTTCTTCACCTCCAGCCAATCGACCATCTTGCATTCCAGCACGCCGCGCCCGCGCTCTGGGCACATGACGATTTGGTCGGGGTGGCCGCCAAGCTTGCGCCCGTTGTCGAGCCGCAGCGCTTCGCCGGTCGGGATGTACCCCCACCGTTCGCGCGCGCCTTCGAGGATAAGGGGCTCGAGCTTGACGCCCCAATAGGCTCGCTCGTTTTCCGGGACTCCCTCGTTGACCGCGTTGAAGGCTGGCGTAGCGATGCGGCCGATCTTGCGCTGATAGAGCTCGTATTCGGTCAGCCAAGGGCTGCACTGGAACAGCGCCGCCACCTCGGAAGCGCCGACCACGGAAGCGCGGAATGCAGCATCGGAGAGGTTTGCTGGCGCGTTCATCGCCCGCTCTCCAGTTGGCCTGCAGCGTCCTCGGCCACGCTGGCAGGCTGGTTGTTGGGAAGGTCCGAGGCGCTCGCGGCGGGGGTGGACGCGGGCGGGAAGCAAAGAGGAGCCTTGGTTCGCAATGGCAGAGAATTGCAGGCACCCTCGTTAGCTGCCTCAGTTTCGTGGCTTGGGTTCGTGGCGCCACATTTGCCGTTGCGGCCTGCACCATACAGGTCCGATAGGCGCCCAGGTCGGCGCCGAAATATCAGCGGCCGCGCGAGCCGGCGCGCGAGATGTCGATCATCAAATACTTCAAGATATTGGCCGCAGCCATCTAACCACCGTTGCTCATTGACGTTCTCCTTGTTGCACACATGTGCCTGTTGACTGCCTGTAGGCAGAAACTCGTTGAAGCCGTTCACCACAGCCTCCAATTTTCAGTGGTCGCCACAGCCCAGCCGGTCGAAATGACCAGCGGCACGAGGATCACGACCATCAGCGTGAAGCAGGCCCAGCGCCACCTGCGGACGGATTGCGAGTAGGCCACCACCATCGGCTCAACCGGCCGGTAGCGGCGGAGTTCGGCGCGGTGGGCGTGGCGCGCTGCGAAGTCGTAGGGTGTCAAGACAGCACCTGTTCGGCTACGAGCGCATCAAGCAGCGTCACGTCTTCGCGGTTGCAGCGGACGAGCGACCTGTATTCGGATACGAGATCCTGAGCCGTGCTCATGATGCTGACCGTGACTGCGTTCGGGTTGGCCGAAAATTCAGCGTACCGACGATCTGCTACCGTCTTCAGGAGGTCGTGGATCTCCTGATAGAAGTCGGCGTAGGCGGCCAGCATCGCTGACCTATCCTTTGCCTGCTGCAAGAGTGTGCCGCCCATCTCAGCGCCCCTCCGCCGCGAGCTGGCGGCCGAGGCGGATGCCGGCGAGAGCGAGATCGACAGAAGGCCCACCGCACTTAATGTCTGTCGCAAGCTGCAACGCCCGTTCTTCGTCCGGGTCCACCGGCGCGGACAGTTCGGCGACGATGGCGCGGGCTTCGTCGTAATGCGCTGACGAATAACGGATACTCGCCAATTCACAGTAAGGCTCGCAGAGGGAGCTATTGCCCCCCATCTTCCGCACGAGCGCAATCGCGCGCTCCACAAGCTCTGGGCTCACATCCATCACAATTTCCTCTCAGCATCGCGGCGGGCGAGAAGGGCGTCTTCGCGAGCCATCTCGGCGCGGTGTTCGGCCGCGTATTCGGCGGCATCGATCTCGGCATCTCGCCAGTCCTGCATGCAGTCATCGGCAAGAACTTCTTCGTCGATCGCGGAGTCCGGGATACTGATCGACTTATCGACCGCAGTAACGCCCACGATCTCGACGCACGCAGCTTCAGGCGGATCGGTCATGTCGCCGGCAAAGCCGTTGTACGTGTCGTATTCGACAAGCACGTCGCATTCGACTTCAGAGCCGGTGCTGTCGTGCCACATCAGCCAGGTTTTGAGGGTGCGGGTCATGCCCTTGCCTCCCGATCAATCGCCGCATCGACGCTCGCCACGTCCCGGATGCGCTCTTCCCAGACCTCGCAAAGGTCGTCGTAATCGATGACCTCGGGGCTGCATTCGTGCAGGTGGCGGCCGAAGTTTGGGGCCGGTGGAGACAGGTCGGCTAGGATTGCGTCGCGGATGCCTTCGATGTCCTTGCGGATTTCATCCACCTGACGGCCAAGACGGTCGGCGCAGCACTTCAGGTCGTAGGCATAGACGCCGGCATCGTAGGACGCGCACAGCACGTCGCTCCCGATCATATCCAGCTTGAGATACGCCAGGATCAGCGGCCGGGCCACATCCACCCAGCGGTGCGCCTGCATGTGCGCCGCGTTCAGGTCGAACGGGGCGGCGTTGATGCTCGTAAGCTGGTTCATGCTGCTGCTCCCAAAAGCGCGGCGGTGAAATCGGCCCCAAGGCTGCGCGACGGGGCTAGGGGCGCTAGGCCGATCATGACCTGCCGATCCGAAGTGCCGCGATTATGTCACCGCCCTCATCACGATGCTTGAACGGGTAGCGGCGCTTCCATTTGGCAATCGCGCAGCGGACACGCAGCCAACCGACGAAGCCAAGCTTGATTTCTCGCGGACTGTAGACATGGGCCCCGAAAAACTCGGTCCAGATCCTGACGCCGGTTGCGTGATCCAAAGTATAGTTCCCCCGTTTCCAGCGAGATCCATCGTTGTCGATGCTGACGACAATCGCGGCGATCAGTGCCGGCGTGGCGCGCGTTGTCAGCTGGCTCACGCAGCCCTCCGTGCTATCTCGCGGTGCTGTTCAGCCTCGACCACCGACACGTCGCAGCCGTCGAGTGAGGCGTTGGGGGCGCGGCGCCACGTAAGCTGCCGGCACACGTCATCGACGCTCGCCTGCCAGCCGTTCTCGCCGACCGTTCCGGCCGACCATGACAGCGGGGCGCGGGTGACTTGTTCCAGCGCGGCTTGCGACCGGGTCAGGAGCCGGAATGCGTGCGTCAGGGCGCAGGGGTCCGTGCCGATCGCCATGGCTGCGCGGAGTTGGGCGACTTGGGCGGTGAGGATCTGACGCGCGGTCATGCCTCGCCTCCGGTGGCTTTGAGGATGGCGGCATCTGCATTGCGCATGGCTGCGTCGATTGCTTCGTCACCAGCTGGCGGCATCCAGCCGCGTAACCCCTGCAGCGCGCTCAGAAGCTCCGGCGCGGCGGCGAGAAGGCGGGCGTTGGCTTCCGTCATCCAGCCAGACGCCTCCAAATATTCGGCGCCGCCGTGGAATTTAAGGGGCTTTATTCCCCAGTAGTGGTTGCCGTCATCATTGACTCGCGGATCGCAATCCCATTCGACATGATGCCAAGGCCCCGGCGTATGCCCCGCCGTAGCCGCTCCTGCTGTGGGGGCGGTCATAGCGATGACCCCGACTGACTGGCGTCAACCGACTGACGATATTCGTCCAGTGGGTCTAAGGGCTTCTGCTGTGCGTCGGCGCGTCCATCCGCGAACCCACTGCGATAGGTCGAAAACGCTCCGTGCGCGTCCTCATCCCCAGCGCCGAAGCTAGCGCCATGGAATCCGTCGCTGTAGCCGGCGTGATAAGCCTTGCGGCTGCTGATCGCGTAATCAGCGGCAGGCCGGGGGTTCCAGACCGCGCCATCGCTCCGGCGAGCCATGCCATTAGGCAATTCGCCCAGATGGGCAAAGGCGTCGGGCCGCGAAATGGCAAGGGGATTGGCTGACCGGTGCACGCCGTCTGCGCAGAGCAGAACGTAATCGCCGCACCCAGCTCGGCAATCGACCGTAGCGATCTCGCCGCGGAACATCACCTGCTCGCCGGGCTGGTATTCGTTGTCTGCTGTGGCTTCCGCCATTTCCTGCCTCCTTCACCGGGTGGTGTTGAGGAGGTTTGCCGCACGAATGCGGCAGTGTCAAGCGCATTAATGCGGCACTATAGATAAATCGAAAATTAAGCCTATGTACTTGATGAGGAAAGCATAAAATCTAGGGTAGGATCTGAAATGGGATTGGGAAACGTGTTCTCGGTGTTCGCGGTTAAGCGGGTTTCCGCTCTAGTTGGCGAACTGAAGCGCGAGCTAAGCCGCGCGAAAGGCGAGGATCGGCTGCCGCTTCAGGGTCGTCTAGCAGATGCAGAAGCGTGTCTCTCAAACCTTCAGCAAGGGCCTCCAGAACAGGACGCGGTGGGCGAATGTCCGCCGTCAAAGCCGTGTGCAGCACGTCGAGCACTTCGACCAGCGACTCTACACTAGGAACGGATGCGGCGGCGCCAGGCGCTTGCTCTCCTACCGCCTCGGCAAGCTTGGCTATCGTCGTTGTGGTGGTCACGTGCTCATAGTCTTCGCGGATCGCGCGAGAGACCGTGTCCTTCCCGAGGCGCGCCCTTTCAGCCCATGCGCGAGCTGAAATACCCTTCCGCTTCATGACATCGCCCATCCACTCGGCGATCTCTTTTTGCCTGTCCTGCATAGTTCGCGGCATACGACCCGCCGCGTAAGATCGTCGCGCCTCAAGAAAGCGGCTTGATTTGCCGCACAAATGCGGCATAAGATGCGGAATGCTAGACATATCTCATCCGGATTGGCTGGAACGCGCGATGAGCGAGGCTGGCCTTCGCACTGGCGAGCTGGCTGAATTGAGCGGCGTAAGTCGATCGCAGATCCAGCGCATCCGCAGGGGCATGAAGCCTAGACTGGATACCATCCTGTCTTTGCGGTCGGCCATTCAAGCTAAGGCTTCTGGCGCGCGGGTGGCGGCATGACCTCGCCCTTCACCATCACCGAGCGCACTATCCCGGTCACCGAGGTGTATTGCGACGGCGTACTGGTCGAGATGCCGCCGCAACAGGCTGCCATCGCCAAGACGCTGATCGATGCCGGCGGCGAATACGTCTCTCGCGACGATCTGATGGCGGCGATCGGCTCCACGGCTGAGCCCAAGATCATCGAGGTTCTGGTCTGCAAGCTGCGGCGTGCGCTGGAATCGCATCATCATACCGCGCCGATCCAGTCGGCATATGGCCGCGGCTGGAGGTGGATCGGATGACCCCCATCGCCACCATCGGCGCCTTCATTGCCGCCGCCACCTCGCTCTTCTTCTTCACGCTCCTCTGGCTGCTCGCCAGCGACGAGGGCTTCGAGAGCCTGCGCGATCAGGCGGGGAATGATCTGTCCGATAGCAATCATAACGGAGGGAATGCTGCATGAGCGAAGGCCATGTCCGCCCGACAGTATCGTTAATGACGGACGATGATGTCCGCGCGCTGCTGTCCCCGGTTCTCATATCGATGTGTGCGAAGGACGGGCCATCCCGCGTCGCAATAAACATCGGGTGCGAGGAGAAGACGGTCCGCCGCGCGCGCGATCGTGAAACCTCGCTGAAGGCCAGCACGACGTTCAACCTGCTGGCACCGAACGGCAAGGCACTGGACCCGATCCTCGCGCATTTCGGCCGGCGTTCCGTCGCGATCGACGATGTCTTGATCGATGTCGCCGCCATTCCCTGCGATATCGCCGCCACACTGCCGCTGCTGATCGAACTGCTCCGCGATGGCGATTGCTCCGACAGCGACACGCACAAGCTCGATGCTGCTGGCGTGATCGATTGCCTCGCCCGCGTTGGCGACATGCTCCGCAACAAGCGAGAACGCCTCAAGCTGAAAGTGGTGCGCAAATGACCCGCGAGAACAAACTCCTCCTCGCCTGCATCGCGTTCGTGGTGATCGTGGCGCTCGGGTTGGCGCTGCTCGGCGGATCTTATGGAGGGTTCAAGGGATGACCGACCTCAACCTCTTCCTCGGCTGGGGCATCGGCGCTCTGTCGCTATCGGCCGCATGCCTCGCATACGCCTACCAGCAGCGCAGCAACTTCCTGACCGCGATCGCCGACACCCGCCACGTCAAGCGCTGGGCCGAGCAGGAGCGCCAACGCGCGTGCCAGGCCAACCGGCGGGCTGCTGATCTGGCGGCTGAGAACGCGGTGCTGAAGGATCGGCGGGAGCGGGCGAGCTATGCGCGCCAGTGCCGCACCAATCAGGACAAGGCTCTCATCGCCGCTACCAAGGCTCGGATCGATCGCGCTGTGGCGGCTCGTCGGGAGACGGTGGCGTGAGCGGCCTTCGCATGCAGCAGTGGGCAGGCACTGGCGAAACCGAAGTCCGCGAGCGCGACGACAAGATCCGTCGCGCCGTTGGCTACATGAAGCGCGATCAACCTATAGCCGCGTTCTACGGCGTGCCAGTCGAGCTCGTCGCGTCCATCCGCAAGGAGGCGGCTCCCAAGGTGCAGCCGCGCGTCAGGGCCCACCTCAAGTCGTTCAAGCAGGCTGGGATTTACGGCATTGGCGCCGACATGGGCGCCGACTTCCGGCAATCGACGGCCAACTCGAGCGCGCTTCTGCATCGCCGTATCTGGTCGTTGTACGAGCGGGCAGCTCAGGAGCGCGGCTTGCCCGATCCGCTGGTGGCTGCGGTTCAGTTTGGAATGTCGGCATGAACGCGCTGGCATTCTCGCTCCCCATGCCCCCGAGCACGAACAACATGTTCGCGACCGACTTCAGGACGAAGCGTCGCTTCATGAGCAAGGAATACGCGGCGTGGCGTGACGAGGCTGTCGGCCTGATTAATCTAGCCTGGCAACAGAATGGCCACCCCGCTTTCCTTCGCCATCTGTCACTCACTATCCACGTCGGGCTTACCTACGTCGGCGATATCTCGAACCGCATCAAGGCGGTGGAAGACGCCATAGGCGAGGCAATCCCAGACTTTCCCAACGACCGTTACTTCGACCGCGTCGTGATCGAGCGCGTGCCCGGTTTGGATGGAGCACGCGTGCTTATCGGACAACTGGCGCCGCCATCGGCACGGTCGATCGGCGAAATCATAGACCCCATAATGGCAGACATTGTGGGCAAGGTGGAGCGCGCTGCGTGACCGAACCGTTGACCGCTCTCGATTGCGACCTCCGCGCATTCCCTACAATGCCGCTTGATGCTGTGCGCCTGTTCGGATCGCAGTTCCACGCTGTTGCATCGGACAGCGCGTGGCGGGCCGGCGTTACGCTGTGGCTGCGCTCATGGCATCAGGTGCCTGCAGCAAGTTTGCCAGATGATGACATCCAGCTTGCGCGCCTCGCCGAACTAGGGCGCGACGTGAAGGCTTGGAAAAAGCTCCGGCCGCAAGCCCTCCACGGCTGGGTGAAGTGCGATGATGGCCGTCTTTATCACCCAGTGATCGCCTCGATGGCGAACGCCGCATGGGAAAAGCGCAAAGCCTTCAAGGAGCGCTCTGCAAAGGGGAACGGAAAGCGCTGGGGATCGCAAAAGGACGAAGCCAGCGATCCTAAAGCCATCCTTCAAGGACAACAAAAGGACTCCTCTAACGATCCTAAGGGAGAGGGAGAGGAAAGGGAGAGGGAATATTCCGATACTAACGTATCGGGCGCGGAGCTGCCTTTACTCGATCCGGACAAGGCGTTTTGGGCAACCGCGAAGACCTACCTCAAGCCGTTCGTGAAGGGTGACCCAGGCGCTCTGATCGGCAAATGGTGCCGGGATTTCACCAAGGCGAACGCAGCGGCGGCGATCAGCGCGGCGCAGGTCGAGCGGGCGGTGGACCCAGTTTCCTACATCGAGGCGACCCTTCGCAAACCAGCGTTGCGCGTCGTGGGAAGCGATGAATGGGTGTCGCCATGCTGAGTTGGCTACCGGCAAAGGCGGGAAAGCAGACATGCCCGCAATGCTCAGCAAATCGGAAAAACAAGCGCGATCGGTGCCTTAGCGTGACCGACCTGCGGCCGGGATTCGTCTGGCACTGCCACAATTGCGGATTTTCAGGAGCGAACGATGCTGCACGACAAGCACAAGACATGGATCGAGGCACGGGGCATCAGCGTCGAGCTCGCGGAGGCGTTGGGGCTGGAGACGACGCGAGACGACGGCGGTTACTGGCTTACCGTTCCGTATCTGGACAGCGGCGAGATCGTGAACCACAAATATCGGATGACCGCCGAGAAGCGGCATCGGATGGACACCGGCGCACCGATGCTGTTCTGGAACGCGGACGCGATCAGCCATCCGGAGGTGGTCGCGGGGACGGCGCTGGTCATCACAGAGGGCGAGTGGGATGCGCTGGCAGCGATGACGGCGGGTATTCGCCATGTCGTCTCAGTTCCGAACGGCGCGCCCGCGGAGAGGACTCAGGAGCCGGAAAACGCGAAGAGGTACGAGTTCGTTTGGCGCCATCTCGCCGACTTGGACAAAGTCAAAACCTTCATCCTGGCCACAGATGACGACGGCCCGGGTCGAGCGCTTGCCGCTGATCTGGCGTCGCTGCTCGGTGCCGATCGTTGCCGTTTCGTAGTTTATCCCGAGGGCTGCAAGGATCTGAACGACGTCGCTCTGGCTCATGGTCATTCTCGCGTCGTGGAAATTCTCAACGGCGCGAAGCCGTATCCGATCGCTGGCCTGTTCTGTCTCGAGGACTTCCCGCCAACGGCTGAGCTTACCTGTTGGCCAACGGGTATAGCCCCGCTCGACGGCGCCATGTTCATCGTTCCGGGCACGCTCACCGCCTTCACCGGATATGCCAATATCGGCAAATCGACCATCCTCTCGTCGATCATGGCCGCGCAGATGATGGCCGGCCGCTCGGTATGTGTCGCTCCGTTTGAAACCGATATTGCGATCCTGCGCGACAGTTTGCGGCTTGTCATGCTCCGCTGCAGCACAGCCGAGCTCCGCACCCGCGATTGCCGCGCAGTCGATCGGCTCATCAACGAGCGGCTGTCCATCATCTACCAGTCGGTGGATGAGGATGAGGAGATGGACCTTGAGCGGTTTCTCGAACTCTGCCGCGTTGCTGTGGTTCGTGATGGCGTGAAGATGATCGTCCTCGACCCGTGGAACGAGCTCGAACACAAGCGTCGCCGCGACGAAACCGAGACGGATTATACCAACCGGGCACTGCGCGCGATGCGTCGGTTCGCTGCCCGATACCAGGTTGCTTTCTGGGTCGTTGCCCACCCAGCCAAGCCAATGCCCGGCACGAGCGGCGTGCCACGCGGGTATCAGATTTCAGGGTCTGCAGCGTGGGCGAACAAGCCTCACTATGGCCTGACTTACCATCGCCGTGATCCGTCTGCCAACTCGGCTGAACTGCATGTCTGGAAGGTCAAGCAAGGCCTTCCCGGTAATAAAACCGACAAGGACGGGATCAAGGTCACGCTCGACTTCCGGACTTGGGAAATCACAGAGGACAAATTCGCATGAGCAAGCGTTACGACGTCGCATCCCCGCGCGATTACACCGATCGCAACGGCGAAAAGAAGACGAGCTGGATCAATCTCGGCGTTGGATTTGAGAAGGATGGGCGGATTTCCATCCTGCTGAACGCGCTGCCGATGCCCGGCCCCGATGGGCAAGCCAAGATTGTCCTGATGGAGCCGAAGCCCGCGGAAGATCGCCCTCGGGATGCGAACTACAGCGCCGGCAACCGAGCTCCGGCAACGCGCAGCCGTGACCTCGACGACGACGTTCCGTTTTGAGCGCCGCGCATGACCCACAACCACAGCACGGGGAGGTGAAGATGAACGGACGCCCGAGCAGCTACACCGAAGAGATTGCAGACGCGATTTGCGAGCGGCTGTCCGATGGACGCAGCCTGCGCTCGATCTGCCTGGATGAAGACATGCCGGGCCAAACGACGGTGTTTCGGTGGCTCGCGGCCAACGAAGATTTCCGGAAGCGATACGCGCACGCGAGAGAGGCGCAGGCCGATGCGATCGTCGATGAAATGCTCGATATCGCCGACGACGGTTCAAACGATTGGATGGAGCGCCGTCGTGATGATGGGTCAGTCGACGAGGTTCTAAACCACGAGCACGTGCAGCGTTCTCGGCTCCGCTTGGATGCTCGCAAATGGATGGCGTCTAAACTCGCGCCAAAAAAATACGGCGACAAGTTGGACGTAACCACTGACGGCAAGGCGCTGAATAGCGACCTGCAGGCATGGATGGACGCGCGCCGTGCTGACTAGGGAGGAGGAGCAATTCCTGTCCCTGTTGATGAAGCGTTACCCCGACAAGCTGTCACGCTTGCGGGGGGGGTTTTACGATATCCGCGACAAAGCCGGGAACCGTATCCCATTCAGGATGAACGCAGATCAGGAGTTATTCATCCTCGGGCGGCACGGCCTGGATATCATCACGAAGGCGCGCCAGAAGGGTTTTACAACAGTGATCCAGCTCGACATGCTGGACGACTGCCTGTTCATCTCGAATATCTCTGCTGGCGTGATCGCGCACAACCTCGTGGATGCCGAGGCGTTCTTCAAGGACAAGATCAAGTTCGCTTACGACAGCCTGCCGGCACCATTCCGCAAGCTGCGTTCGGCCGACACAGACAGCGCGCGAGAGCTGAGATTCAACAACGGGTCGAGCATCCGCGTCGGCACATCCCTGCGTTCGGGTACGCTCCAGCGCCTCCATGTCTCCGAATACGGCAAGCTCTGCGCGAAGTTTCCCGATCGAGCGCTGGAGGTCAAAACGGGCGCATTCAACACTGTGCATATTGGCCAAAGCATAACCGTTGAAAGCACAGCAGAGGGCCGCGTTGGTTATTATTTCGACATGGTCCAGACGGCACGTAAACTGCAGGAGCAGGGCCACAAGCTAACTGAGATGGATTTCAAGTTCCATTTCTTTCCTTGGTGGACAGACCCAGGCTACGTGCTGCGCGAAGACGTGGTCATTACCGGGGAAATGCAGCGGTATTTCAGAGAGCTGGAGGACGCCGGGATCAATCTCGCCCGTGAGCAGCGCGCCTGGTACGTGAAGAAGGCTGAGCAACAGGGCGACAAGATGAAGCAGGAGTTTCCATCGACTCCTGACGAGGCGTTCGAGGCTGCTCTCGAAGGTGCGTACTTCGCCGCGCAGATGCGCCAGATGCGCAAGGAGCGCCGGATCTGCCGCATCCCGATCCTAGATATCCCGGTTTACACGACGTGGGATCTCGGCGTGAACGACGCAACCGGCATCACGTTTTGGCAGGACGTGGGCATGGAGCGCCGCGCTATCGACTACGAGGAGCACAGCGGCGAAGGGTTTGGATTTTATGCCCGCCTTTTGAAGGACAAGGGCTACAACTACGATCGCCACCATATGCCCCATGACGCGGACCACCGCATGATGGGATACACGACGGAAAGCCGCCGCGAACTGGCGGTAAAGGCCGGCATAGGACCTATCGAGGTGATGCCGCGCATCAACAGCGAGCAGCAGGGGATAGACAGCTCGCGGGCGTTCCTGCCGCTGGTCTGGATGGACGAGGAGCGCTGTAATCGCCTCATCCAGTGCCTCGATAGCTACCGCAAGGCGTGGGATGAAAAGCTGGGCGTTTGGAAAGATCGCCCCCTGCACGACGAGTTCAGCCACGGATATAAATCCTTCGAGACGGCGGCGATTAGCCCGCGGGCGTTCGAGACGGTGGAAGCAGCGCGTCCGAGGGACGGTTACCGCCGATCGCCTCGCTCGGCACAAGGGAGCGCATGGGCAGCATGAAAAACGGTATCCACATCATCGACGCAATTCCTTTTGAGGAGGCGCCTGATCTTCGCATGTTCACGAACTCGCAAGAGACGCGGATTTTCTCTGCGGTCGGTAAGCTGGCGGCCTCCCTCAAGCGCGTGAGGGACACGGCAACCGTCTTCCAGGCGGATATGACGATGCGCGTATCAGCTTATGCGATGAAAGACATCGCAAGCGAGGTAGACGGGCTGGTTATGCTCGTCATGGAAGCGCTGCAGCGCGAAGAGCCGATCAGCGATGACGGCGAATGACCAACGACGACTTCCGCACGCTGCGAAAGGCCTCAGGCCTCACGCAAGAAGAGTTCGCTGGCGCGATTGGTGTCACACGTGAAGCGGTAAATCGCATGGAGGCGGGCCGCGCTAAAATCACGAAGCGCACCGAACTTTCCGCACTTCAAGTGACCTCACATCACACTATAGAGAAGCTGCGTTTCTTGAGCGTCATTGCCTGTCAGTGATATTATCCATGCGTGGCACTCGTTGATCCTGAACCGCAGACCGGCACCGACTTCATTGCCCTGAAGGCATGGGTCAAGGATGCACTGAACAAGCACGCGGGGTTTTACGAGGAAGCTCGCGAGTGCTATGACTTCGTCGCCGGCCGTCCGTGGAGCACCGAGGACAAGCAGCTGCTTGAATCGACGGGCCAGCCCGCCGTGTCGTTCAACCTCGTCGGCCCGACGATCGACGCGATCTGCGGGATGGAGGTCAACAACCGGCAGGAGGTCAAATTCCTGCCGCGCACGATGGGCGATGCTGCGGTAAACGAGAAGCTGACCAGCCTTGCCGAGTGGGCGCGCGATGAATGCCAGGCTGAGGACGAAGAGAGCGGCGCATTCCGCGATGCGGCGATCTGCGGTCGTGGTGTCACCGAAACCAGGCTCGATTTCGAGGAAGAGCCGACCGGCAAGATCATCGTGGACCGCCGCGACCCGCTGGAATGCTACGTCGATCCGGCCGCGTGTAAGGCGAACTTCGCCGACGCGAAATACATGGGCGACTTCCGCGACCTCGACACGGCCGACGCCGAGGCGATGTTTCCCGGCATCGTGCCGTCCGCAATCAACGCGGACTGGGCGCGTGTCATCGATCTGCACGACGGCGGCGAGGGAAACAAGCGCGACTATCCTGACGAGACGCGCCAAGCCCTCCGCGACGACAAGCGGCCCAAGACGGTGCGCGTCGTCCGCATCCAGTGGTGGGAGCGCGTGCGGGCCTACATGGTAGTTCCGCCCGCGCAGCCGCCGGCTATGCCCGGTATGCCGCCCCAGCCATCGCCCCAACCGCAACAGGTTTCAGCCAAGGATTGGGAGCCCAACGCCGAGCAGATGCAGGCAGAGGGCTATCAGGCGGCGCAGATCTGGACCCGAGCCTACAAGCAGGCGTTCCTTGGCGCAGATTCCATCCTGCCGACTACCGAGGCCGAGCAGGAAGAGGGCGGCGCGCAGGAAGCCCCCGAGCCGATCAGCGATATCGAATGCTTCTCGCTGGCGTGGATCACCGGTCGCTGGGACCGCAACAAGCGCTACCACTACGGCATCACGCGCCCGCTGATCGACCCGCAGCGCATCGTCAACAAGTCCCTCATCCAGACGATCCAGATCCTCCGCACCAACGCCAAGGGTGGCCTGATGATCGAGAAGGGTGCGTTTGCCGACGTGCGCAGGGCCGAAGAGGACTGGAGCGATCCGAGCAAGACGATCGTGCTGCAGGATGGCGCGATTGCCGGCAAGCGCATCCAGGAGCGCACCGCGCCGCCGTTGCCGCCTGCGTTGGCTCAGTTGCTCGAGTTCTCCATGACGTCCATCCGCAACGTGACGGGCGTCAATCTGGAGCTACTTGGCGCCGCCGACCGCGAACAGGCTGCCAGCCTCGAATATCAGCGCCGTCAGTCGGCTATGTCGATCCTCGCGCCGCTGTTCGATGGCTTGCGCCGGTATCGCAAGACACAGGGGTATATCCTGATCGATTGCCTGCGCCGCTTGCCTCCGGGCGTGCTGGTACGCGTCGTGCAGGAAGAGGACCAGCAACCGGGCCAGCCTCCGCAACAGCCGGGCGCCGCGCCCAAGAACGCATTCGCTCCGTTCGATCCGGCGGCGTTCGGGCTCGACAAACAGGAGGACCGCTTTGACGTGATCGTTGACGAGGCGCCGTCTTCACCGAACCAGAAAGAGCAGACCTGGGCGGCGCTGCAGCCATTCATGGCAGGCCTTGCCGAGAAGCCCGGCGCGCTGGCAGTGGCGCTCAAATATTCGCCGCTGCCGCTGTCGGCGGTGCAGGAATTAACCGCGGCGATGCAGACCAACGGCATCCCGCCCGAGCTTCAGCAGCAGATCCAGGAGGGACAGCAGCAGATCGCGCAGCTCACTCAGGAAAACGAGATGCTCAAGGCGGACAAGTCGATCGAGGCGGCGAAGCTCCAGGCACAGAGCCAGAAGGATCAGGCCAAGGCGCAGACCGACCAGTTCAACGCCGAGACGGACCGCGTCCACAAGGTCGGCCAACTTGGTGGCGAAGGTCAGGATGGCAGCGAGTTCGAGATCCTGAAGCTCCAGATGGAGCAGCGGTTCGAGGCTGCCGAAGCCGCCCGCCAGCGCGATCACGAAGCGCTCATGCAGCATTTGAAGAACGCCGGCCAGATCGCCGCATCCCGCGTGCGCGCTGACGCCACGGCGGACAGCAACATCGAAACCGGAAGCGAGGTAGGGGTCTAATGGCACGTCAGAAGGTCGTCGCGGCCAACATTCCGGTAAACCAGTTCGATCAGCCGTTGCCCATCGTGGCCACGGTGGCATTCGACCCACAGGCGGGCACAGGTAGCGCTTCGAGCGGCGCGGGGGCGGTCGTCGATAACGCGATCGCGACCGTTCCGGCGCTTTCCGGCACCACGCCCATAACCGGCACCTTCACTGCAACCGGCTCCAGTACGTTGTTCACCGCCATCCAGGGGCACGCGATCTGGATCAAGCTCAGTGGAACGTTCGTCGCGACCGTTGCCGTCCAGCGCTGCTCGGACGGCACAACGGCGACGGCTCAGGGGATAACGGTCGGCGGGACCGCCTATGCGGTCTTCACGGCGCCAGCTCAGGAGGCAGTGTCAGCCGAAGATGATGGCGGTGTCGCGTATCGGCTGAACTGCTCGGCCTACACCAGCGGGACGGTGACCTACTCCATCGGGCACAAGTAAGTGAGCGCGCCATCGTCGTTTGATTTTGGGGCTCGAGGCAGGGCAAATACTGCGTTGCTCCGCGGGCGGCCGGTCCCGGAAGAGTTTGGTGCTATTGGCGACGGCGTCACGGACGATACGGCGGCAATCCAGGCTTGGATCAGCGCATCAACTCGCGCCGGCCGCGTGGCGGCGGTTCTGCCCCCTCGGTCCTATGCCATCCAGCCCAATTCCATCACCATTTCAGGCTACCTTCATTCGATACGCGGGGCCGGCAAGTCGAGTGAGCTTGTTCTATTGGCGGCTGGCGACGCGATCAGGTATCGCGCCGATGTCCCTGGCGGCGAAAGCATAATCGCGGGCATCCGTTTCAGGGCGGCTTCGGGCTTTAACACCGGGTCCTGTGCTATCCGCATGTATGCGGTGGTCGCTGGGACGGGCGTAAATATCGGCAGCATTTCTATCCTGGACAACACGTGCTCGAACATGGACGATTTCGTCGTGTTCGACGACAACGGCACCAACCTGTTCACGCCGACGCAGCCAGTCCAGAACTATTTCGGCTTTCAGATCCGGGGCAACAACACCAACGGTAGCGCCGGTAATAATCCGAAATACGCCGTCAGGTTTGTCGGCGGCAGCGGTGGCCACACGCAGATATCGGAGAATAATTTCTCCTGCACCGAATATTGCATTTTCGGGGGAGATGTCTCGGTCGGATTCGGCGACACAGACATCACCAATAACCAGCTTCTCGGAGCGAACGGCAAGGCGGCTGTTAACCTGACCGGGCCGTCCGACCCCTTGGGCTATAACCGCAAGCTGCAGATCACCGGGAATGATGTTGATGGGATGGTTCAGAACACCCTTGTTCTGACCAACTTTAGTTATGGCCTGGTGGCTAACAACAACATGCAGAGCGGCGTGTCGGACAGCATGACGAATTGCTACCACATGCGCCAATCCGATGCCGCGCTCAGGAACTTCACCGAAGACACTTTCGTAACGACCGCGTCGAATAGCGGCGGCACAGCCGCACGGAACCTGTTCGTCGTCGGCGTGGGTGGCGGCACTGCTGAATCGGCATTCTCCGGCTATTTTGTGGAAATTGAGATCGCTGCGGTCATGTTCGGCTTTGGGGTTATCAACCTCAAACAAACATGGTTTCTTCGACGCAGCAGCGTAAATTTCATCTCGCCCCACTACCTTGCGTCTAGCGTGATGTACCCAACGGTTGATGGGGGCGGCAACCCGATCGCGATCACGATCAACGCCAGCGGTGGCGGCGCTACCGTAGCCTTTAATTTCACCCAAACAGGTGTGACGGGCTCTACCAATTTGACGGTTTCCGTTAGGGTAACCGGCCCGGCGCACACGTACGGGAGGCTGTGATGACCAGCGCTTTCTCATGGAGCCCATTTCCCCGAGGGGGCGGCGGCGTGTCCGATTACGCTGGCACGGGGGTCGCTGTAAGGGCGGCTGGGGCGTGGCAGAAGACGTTCGTGAGCCCCGGCTATGTATCGGGCAACTGGTATCCGGCCGACTTCGGGCTGAGCGTTTCGTCGGGCACCGCCTACGCCGCGAACACCATCTATTTCGCCCCGCTCGTCATCTATCAGGACGTGACGATCACGGATCTGGCGGCTGAGATCACGACGGCGGTTGCTGCGTCGAACTTCCAGCTCGCGATATACGCGATGGACGCGACGACGAAGCGGCCGACTGGCGCGGCTTTGACTTCCACAAGCAACATGAGCGGGGCGGCGACCACGTCTGTCGGCTCGACGCTGGCGTCCCCCGTCGTGCTCGCCGCGGGTCTTTGGTGGGCTGCGGTCAATTCGGACAGCGCGATCGGCCTGCGTACCGTCGCGCAATCGCAAGGGTGGATCGCCTCGCTGGTCGGGTCCGCAACGCTGGGCAACATCGCAAAATCGGCCCCCGGCGTGTTAGGCTACCGTGTCGCGCAGACTTTCGGGACATGGCCGACCGTCTCGCCTGCCGGACTGACCGAGAACACCGCTGTGACCAGCTACGTCTTCGTCTCAGATTACAAGGCGCAGTGATATGCCGGTTCTTTATCAGGCGGATGGCTCGGTAATCTGCACCGGAAATGCGAACCCGGCGCGGTCGGCGACATATCCCGGGCCTCGTAACAGTGCCGCGCAGACCGCCGCCGTGGAGGCGTTCTTCGCGGGAGATCCGGCGCCCGTCGATCTGATGAGCCCGACAAGCCTGTATGCGAGCATCCAGTCTGTCGCGGCTTCGGTGCCATTGGCTGGGGCGTCCGTCCCGCCGGCGGTTGGAGATGCGGGCTCACTCGGCAGCGACCCGACCAAATTCGCGCGTGAGATGCACACCCATGCCAGCAAGGCCCGCAAGGAGCGCAAGACCGGCGTCAACACGGCGACCTACACGTGGACGTTCCCAACGGCCTTCGGGGTTGGAGTCGTTCCGATCTGCAACGCCATCGTCGAAGACCCGGCCGACAGCGGAACGGACTCATACAACGTCCAGATATCCGGCGTGCCGACCAATTCCCAAGTGACGTTTCGCATCAAGCGCCAATCTGCCGGTCTTCTGGCGCTACTCACGGGCGCGCTCTCGCTCAACCCGACGCCGGGCACCATCAACCTGCACTGCATAGCATTGGAGCCGTAAAATGGTCGATTTCACGCAAGAAGAACTCGAAGCCGAAGCCGTAACCGCCGACGATATCGTCCCGGCGACGGAAGAGCAGGGTGGACAGCCCCGCGACGAGAGCGGCCGGTTCGCGCCGACCGCCGAAGACGTCGGCGAAGCGATCGAGCATGCCGCCCAACAGCAGCAACAGCGCCGCACCGTGCCGCATGCCGCGCTTCACGCCGAACGCGAGGGCCACAAGGCCACCAAGACCCAGCTTGCCGCCGCGCAGGCGCAGTTGCAGCAGCTTGCCGAACTCCGCGCGCGCCTGTCGGCCCAGCCGGCCGCCGCTGCCCCCGTGGCGCCCGCAGCGCCGCAGGCTCCCGCAGCGGAAGGCGCGCAGCCGGCCCCGCAGGACGACCCGAACGGCATCAAGCACCTGACGGAGCGGATGGCGCAGTTCGAGCAGCAGAACCGCCAGTTTCAGGCGCAGCAGGCCGAACAGGGCATCGCCAGCCAGGAGCAGACCGTCCTGCACAATCAGCTGATCCAGAGCGAGCAGGAGTTTCGTGCGGCAACCCCCGATTACGATCAGGCATCGCAGCACCTTATTCAGGCCCGCGCGCGCCAGCTGACCTTGATGGGGCTCGGCCCAGTCGAAGTGCAGCAGCATCTGGCGGACGAAGTGCTCGAGATCACCCGCGCCGCGATCGAGCAGGGCCGCTCGCCAGCCGAAGTCGCGTATGAATGGGCGCAGACCTATGGCTACCAGTCCCAGCAGGCCGCGCCGGCCCAACAACCGCAGGCGCCCAATCCGATGCTGGCCGCAATCGCGCAAGGGCAGAAGCAGAATCGCACGCTCGCTACGGGCCGCGGTGCCGCCGGCGCGGACCAGATCAACGCCGACGCCATCGCGCGCATGGATGAAGGCGAGTTCCAACGGCTCTACAACACGCCGCAGGGGCGCGCGCTGATCGACAGTCTTGGGTGATTGAACGACGGTAAATTGTGGTGTAGAGTGATGATCGAACCGAGGTGCGATCTCGCTTCTACGCCATGAGGCGCGACAGCCTCTCCGTCCCAGCTCCCGACGCGGGGGAGTTTCCGTAGCCACCACGACACGGCGGCGCAGAAACCCCTTCCAAGGAGCGCCATCATGGCAACCACCAATTATCCTGTGGGTCACGCACTAGCGCCGCGCCTTTGGCGCCGGAAGCTGGCCGTCGAAGCCCTCCGCAAGACCTTCTTCTCGGATCTCCTCGGCACTTCGGCCGACAGCGTCATCCAGCAGCTCGACGACCTCGAAAAGGGCGGCGGCGACCGCGTTACCTATGGCCTGCGCGGCCAGCTGACCGGCGGCGGTGTCGTCGGCGACGGCACGCTCGAAGGCAACGAAGAGAAGCTGTCCACCTATTCGGACACGCTGATCATCGACCAGCTGCGTCATGCCGTCCGTTCGGCGGGCAAGATGAGCGAGCAGCGCATCCTGTTCAATGTGCGCGACGAGAGTAAGTCGGGTTTGGCCGACTGGTTCGCAGAGCGTTACGACACGTCGATGTTCAACCAGCTCTGCGGCTTCACGGCGCAGACCGATCTGCGCTACACCGGCATGAATGCCGCAATCGCGCCGGATACGGCGCACATCTATCGCCCGAACAGCCGCACCGCCGACGAGGCGCTGACGACCGGCGATGAGTTCACGCTCGGCATCATCGACGTGCTGGTGGCGCGCGCCGCGCAGTTCACCACGGCCTCCAATACCGGCGTGCCAATCAAGCCCGCGTCGTTCGCCGGCCGCAAGATGTGGATCATGTTCATCCACGATTACCAGGCCTACCAGCTGCGCGCGAGCGCTGCCGCCGGCACCTGGATCGACTACCAGAAGGCGCTCACGCAGGGCAGCTACGCGTCCGAAACGTCGCTGTTCAAGGGCGGCTACCTGATCGGTGAATATAACGGCGTCCTGCTCGTCAAGGCTCCGCGCGTCACCAACGGCGTGAACAGCACCACGGGCGCCGCGGTCGCGAATGCCCGCCGCGCCGTTCTCGTCGGCGGTCAGGCTGGCATGTTCGCCATGGGCCGGATCAAGGGCGCCAGCGACGGCGACAAGTATTCCTGGGTCGAGGAAGAGTTCGACTACGGCAACCAGCTCGGCGTTTCGGCGGGCAACATCTTCGGCATGAAGAAGACGCGGTTCACTCCGGCGGACAACAGCGGTCCGACGAGCGACTTCGCCACCTTCGTTGCCGCCACCTACAGCCCCGCACCGTAAGGAGGACACCATGGCAGGCATTGCACGCCAGACGCAGTACCAGATGCCGCACTCGCTGCGGAAGATGGTCACTTTCAACGATGCCGGTATCGCCGCCGGCAACCTCGTCGGCACCGTTCCGGCCGGCTCGATCATCACTTCGGTGATCGTGCAGATCGCGACCGTGTTCAACGCCGGCACGACCAACGTGCTGACCGTAGGCACGACCGGCACCGGCACGGATCTGATGACCAGCGCCGAGGCCATCGCCGGCACGCAGGGGCAGAAGGCGGGGGCTGCGTTCAAGGCGACCACCGCTTCGAACCCGCTCGCCAACGATACCGACGTGTTCGTGGCCTATGCCCAGACCGGCACAGCCGCGACGACCGGCGTCGGCTACGTCATCGTCACCTACCATCCGAACAACGATCGCTAGGAGCCGGCACCATGAAAGCCATCAAGACCAGCGAAAAGGCGGCCTACAAGGTCGTTCCAGGCCTCACCGCCGAGCAGGCTGCTGAAAAGGGCTATGTCGTCGTCGAAACCAACGGCGACGGCACCGCCCCTCTGTTCGGCTATTACATCGATACGGTGACCGGCGCCGCGCTCGAAACGCTGCAGGATCGCGACGATCGCGTTCCGGTGGCGGCTTCGGGCGAGCGTGTCGGTGCAGTCCCCATGGGCAACAAGGGCGCCCTACTCAATCCGGACGACCCCGTCGTTCATGGGCAGGGCGACCATAACCCGCACGAGGACGGTGCGGCGCCCAGCGACAGCCAGAACAAGGATCTGAAGCTCGACGGTTATTCGCCGGGTGATGATCTGAAGGCCGGCAAGAAGAAGTAAGCAGTGACGATCGTCATCAATCTCGGCGCGGCGCGGACCTTGGGGCAACTCAGGGCCCGTATCGCCGACGAACTGGACAGGTCGGACCTGTCCAGCCAGATCGGGCTGGCGATTGATGACGCGATTTCAGAGGCCGCGCAGACCCGATTCTGGTTCAACGAAGTGCGCGGCCTCCTCGTCCCGCTGGTTGCCGACCAGGAATATTATGGGTCAGATGAATTCTCCGCGATGACGGAACTCGATGCGGTGTACCTGTTGATCAATGGTCAGCGCCGGAACCTGTACCCGGCCAACGATCTCGACATCAACCAGTGGCGCGACGGCACTGCCGCCACGGGCGAGCCTTACCGCTGGTCGCGCTATGGCACGAGCCTGCGCCTCTATCCCACCCCGCGGATCACCTATTCGCTCTATGTCGATGGCGTCACGCGCCTTCCGCCTCTGATCAACGACGCCCAGGCCAACGCATGGACCAACGAGGGCGAAAAGCTGATCCGCGCGATTGCGAAGCGCGAGCTTCTGGCCAACGTGATCCGCGATTTCGACGAGGCGCAGGCGCAGCAGCAGCTTGTCACCAATGCCCGCAATGAGCTTATGAGTAAGTCCTACGACCGGATGGCCTCTGGCCAGATGGCCGGCAATGGGTGACATCCCGATCCAGTTCGGGGCATGGGAGCCGGATCGCGCTCCGCACATGAGCCCAGCACTTTCCGAAGCTATCAACGTGCTGCCGGTCGCGGGGGCCTATGCGCCGTTCGCATCGCATGTCGCGCTTGCCGGGACCACGCTGCCGGCACCATGCCGCGGCTATTTCTCGATCCCGTTGCCCGATGGCACGCCGCTCGTCTACGCCGCGACCAACGACGACATTTATCAGGTCGGTAACGGCTTCCTGACAGGCCGCTTCGATGCCACGGGGCTTTCACCGGCCTATTGGCGCTTTGCTCAGTTCGCCGGCCGCACCATCGCGATCAACCCCGGCGTCGATCCGCAGGGCGCCATTCCAGGCAGCAATTTCGCGGCGCTGGGCGGCACCCCACCCAAGGCCGTTACGTGCGCCGTGGTCAGCAATTTCCTCGTGCTGGGCAATCTGATCGATGACGGAATCGACGGTTACCAGCCGAACCGCATCCGCTGGTCGGGGATCAGTGATCCTGACACTTGGGGCACGAACGTCGGCACGCAAGCCGATTTCCAGCCCATGCCCGATGAAGGCGGCCCCGTCATCGCAATCACCGGCCGCGAGGTCGGCACGGTGTTTCAGCGCAAGTCGATCAGCCGCATGCAATATGTCGGAACGCCCAACGTCTTCAATTTCGAGGTTGCCGAATCCGGGCGCGGCGCGATCTCGACCGGCTCCGTCTGCGACATCGGTGATCTGGTATTCTTCATATCAGATGACGGGTTCCGCGTCTGGAATAGCGTATCGAGTTCGCCGATCGGCACTGACCGCGTGGATCGCTGGTTCAATCAGCGCCTCGATCACAATCGGCTGGACGATATCATTTCGGGCTATGACCCGGTGCATAATTGCGTGTTGTGGGGCTTTCCTGAGCCCACCAAGGCCGGGATCGAGACGTTGATCTGCTTCTCGATCGATGACCAGCGCTGGACGACGATCAATTATCCCGTGCAGGCCCTCAGTTCCTCGGAAAGCCTGCCGCGCACGCTGGAAAGCATGCCGCCGCCCGACAGTTTCGGCGGGTCGTTTGACGATCCCGCGTTCGCCGGCCGCGCACCGGTGCTTTCTGGCATGGACAACACTAATACCTACGGCACGTTCTCAGGCGGCAACCTGCCGGCCTCTCTCGCCACCGGCGATTACCAGTCATCGCCAGGACAGCGCACGTTCGTCACAGCGGTTCGCCCGATCGTGGACAGCGGCAACGTCACCGTCGCGGTCGGCGAGCGGGATCAGACGACGGCGAATATCGTAACGTGGAAAGATCCGGTCGGGCTCAACAGCGCCGGATCGTGCCCACAGCGCAACGATGGCCGCTACATTCGCTACAGGATGCAAATGCCGGCGAACGACACGTGGTCGCGGGCGGTGGGCATCGAGGTCGCGATCAAGGCGACGGGGCGGCGATGAAGCTCCCCTATCTCAAGTCTGCCGGCGACGTGTTTGCCTGGGCGCGCCAAGTGGTGAACCTGCTCAACGCGCAGGAACGCCCGTTCACCGCCGGCCCTTATGCCGATGATGCGGCTGCGGCGGCCGATGGGCTGGGCATCGGCGACGACTATCTCGACACCAACGGTTTTGCACGGAGGCGGATCGTATGACGTTCAACCCGGAGCCGCTGGACACGCGCACATGGCCAGAAATCCACACCCTGCTTGCCCCGGCGATCGAGCGCGGCGGGGACACGACGACGCACGAGCTGATCGACGATCTGCTCTCTGGGCGCGCGATACTGTGGGTGAAGCGCAACGGTGGCGAGCCGATCGCCGCTGCCGTCACGACGCTGCACACCGATCGCACCGTCCATTGCCAGCTGTTCGGTGGCCTGGGTTCTCTCGGCTGTATTGATGAGCTGATCGACGTCGTTGCGGAAAGAGCCCGCCCGATCGGCGTCGAGGCCATCACCATTCAAGGCCGCGTCGGCTGGGAACGTGTTCTCGGCGCGCGCGGCTGGCGCAAGAAGCAGGTTGTCATGGAACGCGTGATCGGAGGGCCCAGTGGGCAGTAAGAAGAGCAAGACGACCAGCACGGTCACGCCTGCCGCTCCGACGTGGGCTCAGCCTGCGGTTGAACAGGGCGTGTCGAACCTCGGGTCCGCCTACCAGCAGTCGCAGAGCAATCTGGGGGCGGTGCAGCCGTATCTGATGCAGGCGATCCAGAATGTGGGGTCGGGTACGCCGTCCTACTTGCAGGCATCGAACAACCAGCTGGAAAGCACGATCAACGGCAGCGGCGTTGGCGCGAACCCCTATGAGGCGTCGCTTACTGCCAACCCCTATACTGACCAGCTCGCCAGCGGCAAAAACGAGTATATCGACAAGCTGCTTTCGACCACGGCGCAGGACAACCCGTATCTGCAGCAGACCGCTGATCGGATTGGGCAGCAGACCGGGGCGCAGCTTGCTTCGTCGTTCGGGGGCTCTGGCCGCCTCGGCAGCGGGTTAGCGTCGCTCCTGGGCGGGCAGGGCATCGGTGACGCGCTGTCGAGCTTCTACGGCACGCAGTACAATAACGACCAGCAGCTTCGCGCGAGCGCGCTTACCAACGCGGCCCAGATGCAGCAGTCCGGCCTTACGAACGCAGCGCAACTTCAGCAGTCGGGCAACCAGTCGGCCGCCTCGCTGCGTGATGCCGAACTTGCACGCCAGCAGCAGGCCACATTGGCGGCACCGAGCCAATATCAGGGCAATCTGTCCGGCATTTCCTCGCTGCTCAATCTGGCGAACACTTCGACCACGCTGCCCTTGCAGAGCGCGGGGGCATATTCGAGCGGGCTGTCGGGCCTGATCAGCCCGTACACATCGACGACCGGCACGAGCACGACCAAAACCACGCCCGGACTGTTCGATTGGCTTCAGATGTTCGGCCAAAACGCCGGTTCGATTGCTGGGGCAGGAGGGTAAGATATGGGACTTTTAGACCAGGTTGCCGGCGTGCCCATCGTGCCCTTCGCGCCTCCCATGCATGGAGAGGCGCAAGCTGCTCCCACGCCGATCGGCCGCAACAAGCCGAAGGGGCTGGCTGGCGTCCTCGCTACGGCGGCGGATCTACTAGCTTATGGCCCGTTCATCGGTATTGCGCACAATCGCCAGAACCGGCAGGCGCGGCTGGACGATAATTCCGAAAGGATGCAGCAGGCTCAGCTTCAGGCGATGCAGGCCAAGCAGAGCCGCGGCCAATTCCTGCCGCTGCAGAATGGCGCAGTCGGCTTCGGTGATCCTGACACCGGCTCGTTCCAGATGGTGCAGCAGCCTCAGGCGCCGCTCGCTAAGCCGACGCCGCTGCAGGAGAATATCAACGTTCTCAAGCAGTACAACCCGACGATGAGCGATGCCGATATCGCGAAGATCGTCGAGCGGGCAATCCCAGGCTACGCCAACAGCGAGGCAGTGATCAGCGCGCGGAACGCCGCGGATCTGGCGAAGATAGATCGGCGGGTGGCTGGATCTCTGGCTGTGAAGCGAACGCCCGGCGGGCGAGCTCCCGGCGCGGCGGCCAAGACCACAATGACGCGTGTCGTCGGTGGGAAACCGTACTATAAGATAGGCGGAGCCTGGTTTGACAATCCGGAGGGCAAATAATGCCGCGCATCACTGACCCTGCGTTGCTGGCCTCTCTGGAGACGCCGCAGACGGCGATCAATAAAGGGGCGGGCGCCGCTATGCCTGGTGGGCCGCAGCTGACGGGCGACGCGCGCAACACCGCATTGCAGAAGATTGCGGCATTGCGGGCGCTTGCCCGACAGCTTCAAGTTTCGTCTCATGAATTCGACCGGACGCAGAACGGACGGGGTATCGCGCAGTCGATCTCCGAATTTGCGCCGAGCCTATTCAGCCCGGACAATGCCAAGTTCGATGCCACAATCGACAGCATGACACCGCTGGCGAAAGCTGCTTTCCGTGTGCCGGGCTCGGGCGCTGACAGCGATAAGGAGAGCGCCGCGTTCCTATCTCTGGTGCCTTCTCGCTATGGCAACGACGCTGGCAATATCGAGAAATACCGTCAGATGGCCAATATCATTCAAGGATCTGTCGCGGATCAGCGGCGGCTGCTTGGGATTAAGGTTCCGGGCGGGCCGATGCGCCGGCCGAAAGCTTCAGCTCCCGCGCCATCGGCGCGCGCGCAGGTGATCGACTTCAACGATCTGAAGGATTGACGGGGTGGATGTAAAGCTTCCTGATGGGCGCATCATCCGAAACGTTCCGGACGGAACCACGCGCACTCAGTTGATGGCAAAACTTGCCAGTTCGGGGCATGCTCCTATCAATCGTTCCGGGGTCGTGGCCACTGCGGATGCTGCGGCACGCGGCTTCACGGACATGGCCACATTCGGCACGGCAGACAAGATCGTGGCTGGCCTGAATTCGGTGCTGCCGCTCGACAAGCTGACAAATCCCAACATCAAAAGCGTCTGGGAGACGGGCGATATCGCCGGT